TGGAGGAAGCCAAGCGTGCCGGAAGAACCTATGTCACGCTACGGCGTCGCACTAGGGCGCCCAAAACAACTCTGAACCGCATTGCACGCTTTCTCTAGCCATTTCGTTTCACGCCTGACTGGCTGACGCCTTGACGCGACACTGCCCTTACATCGCGTCCTATTGCGTTGCTCCCGCAACTCGTCTGGTCACTGCACTCGCACACTCGTCCTTGCTATCTCGCTCGCCAACTCAACTAGCCTTGCAGTCTCCACGATCACGAGGCTCGGCTTTCCATTGCGTCTGTGCCACACAATCGGCACCTTTTTCCCTGCGTCGTTCGTTGATTGCTCGAGAGCCTTGTAGGCGTTGAGCGTCTCAGTTCGTTTGCACTCAACGTGAATGCCGATACCCTCAAGGACAACGTCAGGCGAATCGCTGCTGCCTTGGTATTGCACGCCACGCCTTGCGTTGCATCCAAGAAGCGTCCCTAGCTCGGCGGCTGCCTCTCTCTCGCCGCGTTTGCCTTTTTGTTTGCTCATGCGTCCCATGCACCGAGCATCGCAGCAGCGTCAAGCGTTCCAGCTTGAGAAATGAATGATCTCAAAATGCCGCATAACTTGACGCATCCGCTGGCCGTCCCAGATTTCATCCGCTGCGTAGGCGTGAATTACCGCACCGTTGGCTAGGTAATAAATGGCGACGCCCGCTTGAACGGGCCGTAAAGCTCCGTCCAGCGGGCCGCCAAGAAACTCGACTGTGATCCAGTCTTTGCTCATTCGTAGCGGATAACAGCGAACCAGCCACGCGGGCCGCGAGCTACGCCCTTTTCCACGATGCGATAGCGACCACGCATCGCGTCGTTGTAGAAACAACACGACTTTTCAGCCGCCAGAGCAGACGACGATGAGAAACCTATGCCTTCTCGCCGTCCGCCATTTCTCCCACAATGGCGCAACACGCCAGTGCGAGCCATCTGTTCGGCATCATCTTGAGCCGACGAGATGTTCACGTTGCGAGCGTGAATCACGTACTCGTCAGCCTGGGCAACGACGCCGCAGAACGCCAACGCAATAGCCAAAACAATCCGTTGCATACCTTTCGCTCCTTCAAAACTATGGACGCTCCTGCGCCCGATGGAGTCACGATATGCGAGGCGTCAAGCGAGACGGCTACACGCTTGGCACTTGCAGCACCGTTTCCAATGCCCGCCGCAACGATGGCACACGCCGCGATTCATTTCAGACGCTCCAGCAGGGCCGCAAGCGTATTCCGCGTGGTCGTCGCATTGGCGAGAGCGGTGCCAGTCTCGGTGAGGCAGTCAACCACCTCGCTGATCGCATCCCGCTCCGCGACGGTGAGCGTTGCCCGAGCCGTATCGGCAACGCCATGTTTTTCGTCGCTTTTCGCATATGAGTCGTTTTGATCGCTCAACGCTCCAACTCCTTTAGCACATTCTCAATGATCGGATGCCGCACAATGTCGCTGGACTTGAACTCCACGACGCCAACGCCTTTGATCGCCGCAAGCCGCTGCATCACGTCAATCAGGCGTCGCTCGCTGCGCGGCAAGTCGCTCTGGTCAGCGTCTCCCGTGACGATGACCTTGGAGCCGTCGCCGATTCTAGTCAGGAACAATTTCAGCTGCGAGAACGTTGCATTCTGTGCCTCATCAAAGATCATGACGGCATTGCGAAACGTCCTGCCGCGCAGATACGCCAGCGGCGCAATCTTCACTGCTGCACCGACTCGCTCTCGGTCCTTCGTGTGGCCACGCTTCCCGGCGATTCGCTCAATGGCGTCAAAGAATGGCACGAGGTATGGGCCAACTTTCTCCTCGGCGCTGCCGGGCAGGTAGCCGAGTTGCTCCGTGGCTACGCTCGGCCTGGTTATGACGATGTGCTCAACTGTGCCGGCCAGCAGCTGCTGCACAGCGTAGCCGCTCGCCAGGTGCGTTTTCCCGGTGCCCGCCGGCCCAAGGATGAACGTGATTGAGTTCCGCCTGATCGTGTCCAGGGCGGCCTCCTGCGTGCTGGTGCGAGGCGTATAGCCTTCGCCTGGATGTGCCACCGGGGGGGGCCGCTTTTGACGCCGAGGCTTTTTCTCTCTTTTCATTGTGCTCACGTTAGTCCACGGAAGCCAGTTCCGGTCCACGTATACCGTGGCACTGATACACGCTCCTCCTTCGGGATCGCCGGGCCATGACGACGTGCCCGGCATTCAGCTGCACGCTCGGCTATCTGATCAGGAGTTGGGTCATCCTCGTAGATGTCCACTGTCGCCTTTTGTCGGTTTGGAAGCTTGTGTCGCTGCTTCAGCCTGCTGACATACGACATGGAACAGCCTAGGGCGGCGGCGATCTCGCTGTACGAGTCGCCGCGCGCCCACAGCCGATGCAGCGTGTCAGCACAATACTGAACGTCTTGCCCTTGTGGCATGTCAGTCCTTTGCCAACGGCATGATGACGCCCGTGTTGTCGCCACAGCGCAGCACGACGGCAGACTGGTCATCCACGGCTTCAATCTCGACATTCGGCTCCGCGTCGCCCGAGATGCCGCGCAACCACTCGGAGACAAAAGCCGGGTCCAACTTCACAGAGCATTTCTTGCCGGCCTCCACCACCTCGCAAGTGATGCTGCTCTCTCCCTTCTCGCCGCTCTGGCCGTGCAGCCAGATGCCGTCAGCAAAGGCGTATTCGACGCCTCGGCTGTCCTCGCTGGTGCAGATGGCAGCCGCTCGAGTAGCCGCAAGCAGATCCGCCCGGCTCACAATCGTTGCCTTGGCGTCACGCTCCGGCAGAACGTCCCGCCACCGGGGAAACTTCCCTTCGACAAGCAACGCCGTCACCCGAGCCGTGCCGATCGTCGCCACAAGCTCCTTGCCGGTGGCCTCAAGCTGCACGCCAGCGTCACCAGCGTGATCCGCAAGCCGGGCGATGATTTCCATTGCCCGTGCTGGCACCAGCGTCTGCGAGTCGTCCACGGCCTGGTCGTGCTCGCAGGCGACAGACGCGAGCCGCCTGCCGTCCGTTGCCACAAGCGTTACAACGTCGCCAGCCACCTCAATGAGTACCGCACCGAGAGCGTATCGGCTGCTCTCGTTGTCGGTAGCAAACACGACGCCACGTACAGCACGCACGAACTGGTCGCCAGGCATCCGCGTGATGGGCTTCGCCGCCACGGGCTCCCACGTCGGATATTCGGCGGCATCCTCGGTCGGAAGCGTCCACGTTCCACGTCCAGCGGAGATGACGCACGACGTGCCGTCAGGCGTCAGCGTGATCTCGTCAGCCATGACGGAGCCGAGGATGGCCTGCAGCCGGTCGCGTGGCAGCAGCACCGTCAGAGACGGGTCAGCCTCTACCTCGACGTTAATTCGGATCTCAAGGTCACTCCCAGAGAGAACTCCGCCCGATAGGAGCACGTTCTGCAGGATTGGCCGTGGGCTTTTGCCCGGCACGGCACTGGCTACCGCTGCCAACGCCTCCTTGAGTGCCGGTGCTGACAGGCGTATGCCACCACTGGTGGTCTTTCTTCGTTCCTTCGTTGCAGTCATCTTTCGCATCCTTTCGATTGATAGAACGTCCCACTAGCACGCCAAGGGAAAACATTCCCGCAGCGATGATTTGTCCAACGGCCAGCATGGCAAGGTTTTCTGTGGTCACAGCCCTGCCTCCGTCTTTTCGATGACGTGTGCCAGCTTGCAGCAGCGGTCAAGCGTGTGCTCAAGCACCTTGGCTCCGAGCTCGAGCAGCTGCCGCGTGTCGTCGTCCACGTCGTCGTCCCACGCCCGGTCCATCAACGCTTGGACAACGTCGAGCGGCGCGCCGAGGTATTCAAACTCCTCGCTCATGCGTCACCTCCGATCACGCGAAGCGTTCGCGCCTCGCCTTCAATCCAAGTGATCCAGCCCTTTTTCTTCATGGGCCGCAGGTGGCACATGACGCCGTTGGTCGTCCAGCTGAAGGCGTGGCCGATCTGGCGAATCGTCGGCGAAAAGCCGTGCGTGTCGATATAGCCGTCAATCCATGCCAAGACTTCCTGCTGGCGTGGCGTAATGGGCTGGCGTTCCACTGCTTCTGTCATTGCGTCACCTCTTCCTTGAGTGTCAACGAGGCCGCAAGCGCGGCCACTTCCTTGGGAGTGCGATACGGAGCCTGTCTGTATCCGGCAAACTCTTTGGACTTACGCTCAAGCGCAGCACGCTTGGCGGCATCATCGTGAGTCTTTCCGGCAGTGCGGTTTGTGCCGCCACGGTCCTGCGAGCGAGTCAGCCACGAGACGAGGAACCTCCGCCAGTTGCTCTTGTGAGCCCGCGTCGGGTTTGCTTTGAGCCACTCAGATGCCCGAATGAGCTCGACATCGAGCACGACAGCAGGGAATCCTTCAGACCACGTTTTGCGGTCAGCCGCCGTGATTCCTCCCCAGCCGGATTCAAAATCCCACGAAACTGCGTCGTGGTGCTGCGAGCGTTTTCGCCGCTTCGGCGAATCGCTCGTAGCAACAACAGGCGCAGCCTGTTGAATGATTTCTTCTCTAGAAGAAATCCCTGAATCTGAAGGTGAAGGTGAAGGTGAAGGTGGATGGTTGTCGATTGATGAACCATTGCTCAACGTTTGCTCAACGTTTGATGAACGATTGATGGAGCCGAGCCGGGCGGCTGCTGCTGCCTTGCCAGCCTCGGATCGCTTGCGGCGAAGCTCGACAGCCCGGCCTCGGTGCTCTTCCAGCCTGGCGTTGCGTCGCTGGCCGTCTGGCTCCAGAGGGAACTTGTCCTGCAGCATGCCCCAGACTTCGGCCACGCCAGGAGACAGGCGTCCCAGAGCGTCAATGTCCGCTGGTAGCCCATCTCTGTCCCACTGAAGCATCAGCAGGGTCAGGTAGTGCCCTCGCTCAGAGGCCGTCCAGCCGATCGTGGCAGTCAGGAAGTCTCTGACGTAGAGCGGCATGTAGATGTCCACTCGTTCATCTGCCGACATTGCTGGCCTCCCGGTTCTGTAGCTGCTTCTGCCACTCCACAGCTTCTGCAGCCTCCTTCACTAGCGCGACGTGATTCCGGCCTATGGCGTTTGATGCTTCATACAACGCGCGGCTTGACTCAATGGACCGCCCGTCTTCGGCGGCCATGTCGTTGAGCATCTTTCGGATCAGGCGCATGAGCGTCTGCGTGAACGTTGGTTGCTTTGTCACGCGCACCTCCATTCCCTCTCGCCACGTCCACTGCTACTCGTCACCACTCGTCCCGTCTCAACGATCCTGCCAGTGCGTGCAAGCTCCGTGAGTCGCTTGTTGACTTGGTGGCCGTTCAGTCCGCATCGAGCCGCGATGCCTGACGCCCCAGCATGGCCTTGACCAAGTGCGTCAATGATGAGCCGCTGATGCTCGGAAACTGGTGCCGTCTTTGCCGCCGCGTGCGACGTTGCCGGATCGCTGCGCCGTGCAGCTGCAAAGAGCGGCAGTGCATCCATTGCATCCTTTGTCGTTGTCAGTGCCATCACGCTTCCTTTCGTGTGTATTTGCCGGGTTACGCCCGGCGCGACTGCGTCACCTACGGAGAAGGTGCAGGCCGCAGCTGCGGTAGTTACTCGCCACCGTCCGCTTGGCGACCAATGACGCCGATGCTGTCAGCGTCTGCAGGCAATGGCGTGCCCGGCTGTTCCTCTGGTTGTGTCCACGTTGATGCTTCTTCGATGACCTTGCGTCCGTAGCTGTGAGCGTCATTCAGACGGCTCGTCCAGCGTGAATCCCATGCGACAACGTCAAACGCTTCAACGAGCCGCCGCAGAGCCTTCTCAAGCGATACGGCACGACCTGCCACCTGCTCTGGAGTGAGCTCAGGCAACGGTGCTGGCTTGCCGCTTGGCTTCACGCGGTTGCGAAGCACCTTCGGCGATAGGTCGTCCAGTCGTGCCTCATGTTGCTGCCAGTCAAAGCTGGTCGGCGGAAAACCTTGATTGATTCGCTCCCTCATGCTGGCACCTCTTGCTTGTCAGCGTCTGCCCTCAGCTTGTCCGCCTGGGCGAGCAAACGGTGCCCGTGTGCTTGGACAATCTCCGCCGCCTCAAGCAGTGCACCACGTTTGTCGGCGTGCCAGCCCTGAGCAGGAACGATGTAGCCATGAGCAATGACCACCGACGGCATGCCGTCGATCGTCGTTGGCAGGCCGCACTGCGTAAAAAATCCAAGCCCGGCTTCTGTCATCTGAAAGTCGTTGACGGTCGTCTTGTAGAGCTTGGTCATGCTGTCACCTCGCTCTCGCTGCCGATGAGAATCTCAGCCTTGGTCACCAGCAGGCCCACAATCTCGTCGTGCTCGGCCTGGCTGAACGTGCCGTCAGCCAGACGCTCTGCCGTGGTCTTCCGCAGTGCGTCGCACCGCTCCAACGTGGCGGCGCGACTGACAGCCAGCCGGGCCTTCTCAACCGGCGTGAACTCGGGAGCCACTGGGCTGGGAGTCTTCAGCTTGATGACGCCGCCGGTCGGCGTGGCGTCGTCAAACTTTGGGCGCACGACGACGGGCTCTGACGCCACCGGAGGATGCGGGTAGTCCTGTGCCTCCTCGGCAGTGATCAAGCCCCTGAGAGCGTCAGCGAATGCGTTACGCAGGGCGAATCCTCGAGCACGCAGAGCCAACATTCTCTCTGGATATTGAGACCACGGCCCGGCCTTGCCGGCGAGCCCGGCCCGCTTGGCGTCCGCCATGCTGAACCGGCTGACTGTCGGCGCTGGGTAGCCGCGTCGCTTGCACTCGCAAACGGCTGTCAGGTTGTCGCCCTGGCCCTCGACGTATTCCTTGACGTACTCGCAGACAGGCGAGGACTGCACCAGGGCGAGAGCGGCGTCTCCCCAGATGGTCGGCCTGCCGTTGATGACGGCAATCGACTGCAAGCTCTGCATCGGTGAGAGACCGACTTCGCTGCCGTGCTGGATCGCCAGCATGCAAGACTCCGGCTTGCCCTTAAAATCCTTCGGGGCAAACTCGCTGCCGCTCACCATCTTGGCAAAGCGGAAGGCGTCATCGAATGACGCAAGTGCCAATCCTGTCTGCGTGCGATGCGTGCTGATTTCCGTGGTCATGTGTTGCGTGTCCTTTCGTTCTTCCGTGTGAAAATGCCCGGCTCTGCGTCATGCTCACCGGGTGGTCAAGTGCATCCCTGCTGCTTCGGTTCCACCGAATCCTTCCGCGTGCCTGCGTCCTGCTGGCCTGCGGTCCTTTCTGCTGATTGCCTCCCTCTCTCTGTTGCCCCTCGCAGTAGCGTGCCACTTGCGAGTGCTCCCCTCTTGAGCGTTCCACTGTTGGGGGGACGTTGTGTCCAGTCGTTCACTAGCGCGCAATCCCCTCGCCCGAGCGCCCCCCCCCCCCCGGGGGTATTTTTCATTTCGCCCGTGATAGTCGTTCAAAAAGGCAGGACATTTCCCTCTGGCCACGGTCGTGGATCGACTTCAACGATGTCTCCAGCGGTCTCAACGATGAGCTTGCCGTGGTTGTGGCTGATGACTCTGCCGTCCTCGTACGAGCGAGGCGACCAGTTGGCCAGCCTAAAGTTCACGTGGTCGCCGATGGCGAACGTGTCGACGGCTCGGCGAGTGCCGTACGTCTCGGTCATTCCGGCAATCGCACCGGCGTATTCAGCAGCGTGTGGGTCCATTTCCTTTTTCTCCTTCGTGGTTGGGCCTACTGTACAAACGATCAGTCCGCAGTCAATCTACTAGACACAGTTTCTAGTTCCATGTTTTGGGTGCCGCTAGCGTCACTTTGGGGTGAGAGCGTACCGTTAGCGTTACTTCTGTCAAGCAAGAAAACGGGCGAGCGTTGAAACCAGCAGATCTATGCCGCTGGCGACTGCTTGGGCGATGTCGGAGTCAGTGCCGAGCTCCTGGCCAAAGCGGACGAGCACGAGCGACTGAATCAACGAGTTGATGCGGCGTTTCATCGCGTGGCCCTCCTTGGCCGGAAGAATCCTTGAGCCCGCTGGCCCTGTTGCCAGCGGGCGTGGTGGCTGGTCAGCAGCTCGCAACCTTGCCGTTGGCGTTGATGTCGTAGACGGCCCGTCCGTTTTCGTTGGCAACGTGAACAATGACCGACTTGGCGGTGTCGTACTTGGCAAACATCTCGGCGGCGTAGGTCTTGGCGACTTCAAGGCTGGTAAAGGTCTTCATCGTTTTGTCTCCCGGCTCGAGGCTGCGAGTCTCACTTGCTCGCATGGCCCCATTGTAGCGTTATCGTTACTTCATGCAAGTGGACTTAAAAAGATTTTTTTAGGTGCGGTTTTCCCCGAGAGTTATTGGGGTTTCCGCTTCCGGCTCGGCTTGGGTGCCGCTGGTCGCTCGTCCCGCCTGCCGACAGATCGAGTGGACATGCTGGCCTTGAGCGCCAGAACGTCGGCCCGCTTGACCAGCCAGGCCCGCTCGCCCGCTTTCCAGCCAGTGAGGCGGCTGTCCTCGGCGATCAGCAGCCGCCGAATGTAGCCCTCAGTGCAGCCGCACAGCTTCACCGCTTCGGCGACTGTGATCCACTCTTTGTCTGGCGATGCCACGGCTATCATCCTGTCAATGTAACGCTAGCGTCTCAAGTGTCAAACTTACTCGGACAACCTTGGTCCGTATTCCACCGCACAATCATCGCTTCCGAATCTTCTCTAGGTCTGTTCACTAGAAACGCTGTACACTATCGATCGTCCCGAAACGGGGCGATTGTTTTAGCGGATGGGGTCAAGTTTGAACATCTGTACACTACCCGCTAAGATCGCCTCCCAAACCCAAAAGAGGAGACGAGAAAATGGAACTGCGAGAGCTGTTGATTGAACGATTTGCACCTCAGAAAGACATTTGCGACAGGACGGTTTTGATGTATTTGGCGACGCTGGCACGGTTCCGAGACTTTCTCGGGCGAGAGCCGGTCGTGGATGACCTTGATGATCTCACCGTCGCCAAGTTCATCCGCTGGAGGCGTGTCACCCAGCACAGCAAGTGGAAGCTCATCAGCCCGGCCTCGCTGGCGAAGGATTCAGCCCAGATCCGCACTCTGTGGAATTGGCTCGCCAAGAAACGCTGGAAACGATCCAACGGAGAATTGATTGATTTCCCAGACTACGCGCGGCCACGAGTGCCGAAGCCCGTGCCGAAGGCATACAAGGCCGACGAGCTCGCCAAGCTGGTTGAAGCTGCCCGGCATCGCAAAGGCCTGATCTGCGGCAAGCCTGCCTGTTGGTACTGGACGACCAAGCTACAGGCGATGTTTCAGACAGGCGAGCGGATAGGTGCGGTGCTTGAGCTCCGGTGGTCCGAGGTGGACTTTGAGCGTCACACGCTGACGTTCTTGGCTGCCACCCGCAAAGGGCACAGGGAGACGATTACACGCCCGATCACGCCAGACCTTGCCAAGATGCTGGACACGCAGAAAGGCCCGCCAGAGGCTCGCGTGTGGCCCTGGCTGGACGATCGTGAGCCGCTGTCTGCATACAACAGCCTGCGAGTGCTCTGCAGGGTGGCTGGGGTGGATTACAAGCCGTTCCACGCCATCAGAAAAAGCACGGCCAGCTACCTCAAGCGGGCCGGGATTTCGGCAAAGAAGCAGCTTGGGCATTCGTCAGAGGAAATGGCTGAAACCCACTACTACGACGAGGAGATCACGGGCAGGGAATCAAATCTGGATTACTTGCCACCGATCGACAGGCCGCCGGAAAAGCCTGCCGAGTGACTCAACAAAGTTGACGGCATGTCCGCGTTGTTGAACAGAATCGCAGGCGAATAAAATCCTTCTTTTGGCCTATTCTTCTTACCGGAGCGCTGTCGTGAAACTGGCAACTGCTTTTGTTTTGTGCGCTGCGTTGGCATGCGTGTCTGCGATTGCAGGCGATGAACAGCCCACAGACACAGTCTCGCTGGATGAGCAAGAGTCGCAAATGGCCGAGAAAGAAAAGAAACGCGCATTAGAGGAAGCAGGAAACGACGTTAAGAAGGCAACGGCCGCCTTGAGGGACGCACAGAAAACGCGAGACAAGCAAAGGATTGAAACTGCAAAGGACAGTTTGGCTTGGAGCAAGAAACAGCAGAACAGGTTGCGGCAGATGGATTCTGACGAATGGCTGGCTAAGGCAAGGAGCAGGCTTCAACAGGACTCGGCTGCCGCAATGGAAAAAGAACAGGACGCACAGTTTGAAAAGAAACTTCGAGAGTCCGGTCCTGTTTCAATCACGGGAATGGGCATCGTCAAAAACGTGATAAATCTTCCCGAGCTTGTTCTTGATGTCAGAAACAACACAAGCGCAAGCGTTGAGGCTGTTGACATATCCGCCGAATGCTTCAACAAATTCGACGAGCCAGTGAACGCAATCGCAAGTGGAAATGTTTTCAAAGGAACGGCACAGGACAAGGTTGGCCCATCATCTGAGGCAAGAATGCGATGGCAGCTTTCGTTGCAGGGAAACACTGCCTACGCATTTGTCTACGTCACAAGGGTGAAACTTTCTGACGGAACCGTATGGACTCAGACCAAGGAGCAGGCAAAAGAAAAAAAGGTCTCTTACGTCAAAGCGAAACTGATGCAGTGACAAAACCTCTGCCGAAATGCAGACGGGCCGAGGTTCCGTATCAGTCAAACAGATGCTGCTTCGCCGCCTGCCGCCGGGCCATTGCGTCCACCCGTGACGGATGGCCCGGCTCGGCTGGCAGCTTGCTTGGTGGCGTCATAAACGCCTCAATGTCGTCACCCAGCTGCGACGCTCGGTATTCCACCTCGCGGACTGTGTCCAGAACTAACGTGTGGTCGCCTGCTTTGGCGCGGTCGCAGAGCTCGCCCTGGCCGCCGATGCTCGGGTTGTAGAGCAGTTCAATCGTCCACGTTACTCGAGCACCGATGCGAGCCAGCGTCGTCAGAAACTTCCGCATCTCGGGAGCGAGCCGAGCAGGCATGCGGCGACGCTTGCCCTTCGCTGGCGGCAAATCATCGTCTGCATAGAGTGACCGTTGTACCTCGCCCATGCGGTGAGTGTTGCAGGCTGGTCAAGTTCTGCGGGCTTCTCGGCATGCCTGCCGCATCCATGTCCGGTTGGCCATGCTCTCAAACCAGAGGCGAGCAAACACCGCGACCGTGTGCTCGCCCACGCTTAAGTAGAGCGTCCGCAGCTGGTCGCTGTCGCCCCACATGGCTTCGACATCCTCGCGGACCTTGGCAATCACCACTTTGGCGTCTTGGATTGCCGCCGACTGTGACTCTGGCTGAGATCGT